GCGATGACGCCGCTATCGAACTGAAATTCGAAGGCATCAAAGGAACCTGGCAATGAGCGGCGCCGTGAAGCTTCAAGTCGCGATCGAAGCTCACGGCGAGCCCCTGACCGAACTCAACCTGCGCCGCCCAACGGTGCAGGAAGTCCGGTCGATCAAGGCGCTGCCGTACAAGATCGACAAGAGCGAAGAGGTCAGCCTCGACATGGACGTCGCGGCCAAATACATCGCGGTGTGCGCCGGCATCCCGCCGTCGTCGGTCAACCAGTTGGACCTGGCTGACCTCAATGCATTGAGCTGGGCTGTCGCGAGTTTTTTCATGAGTGCGGCGTCGGAGCCATCACCGACCTGATTTCAGTCGCCTTTGACCTGGCCTGGTTCTGGAAGGTTGACCCCGAACAGATGATGGCCAGGCCACTGGATGTGCTCCGCGAATCGCTGGAGCACGCGCAACGGATCAATGCGATGCAGCAGGTGCAGTGATGGCGAATACACAAATAAATCTGAGCCAGACGAATATCCAGGCCACGGTGAACATGATCGTGGTGATGCAGGGTGCCAAGAAACTGGACGCCGAGTTAAAGGGCATTCGTGGCAAGGTCGCTGCGTTTAAAAAGAGCATGGAGGACAGCGGTCTCAAGCCACTGGATCTCTCTGGGTTTATCTCCGGCGGCGGTTTGTTGAAACCGTTTCAGGACGGCATCAAAAAAGCTATCGCGGCTCAGGATGAGTTGGCGAAAAAAGCCAGCCGTCTCAAAGGGCTGAAAGTTCCCAAAGTCATTCTGGGGGAAACCTCCGCCAACCTCGCCCGATTCAACAAGGCGCTGGATGACATTTCATTGAAAGTCGGCCAGGCACTGCTCCCGGCCCTCAACAGCATCGTCACAGCGCTCACGCCGGTGATGACCTCTATCGGCCAGTTTATGGCGAACAACCCTTATCTGGTGGAAGGGTTGGGCGCCGCAGCGGTGGCATTCACCGTCGTCACCGTGGCAGCTATGGGCCTGGCCACGGTAATGGGCATTCTGACCTCACCGATTGGTGCGATTGCCGCTGTGGTCGCGGCGGTCGTCGCGGTCCTCGTTATCGGCACCCGTTTGATAATGGACAACTGGAAGCCGATTTCAGGATTCTTCAGCGATCTCGGTCAAGACATTGCGAGCAAGACCGATGCTGCGTTTGTCTGGATCAGGAAACTGTTCGGATGGAAGCCGGGTGAAGTTGTGAAGAAGTACTGGGACGAAGCCGGCGGCGCAATGTCCGGTGCGATTGAAAGGGCCGCAGCCTTCACCCGCGAGTCACTGGATGACGTGAAATCTGCTTTTTTCGATGCTGGTAACAGCGTCACCACCACGGTCGCCCAGTGGCTGGGAGAACTTAAATCGTACTTCGACTGGTCGCCCAAAGCGCAAATCGACAAAGCGATGAGCTCGGTTGTCGGTCTCTATACCGATGTCGTTAACCGTATCACCGCCCAATTGAATGGGGGGCTGGAAACAATCAGGTCGGCTTTTTCCTGGTCACCCAAAGCGCTGATCGAAGAAAACTTGCAACCGGTGGCGGGTGTTTTTGCCGCACTGTGGGATGTGATTTTGGCCACAAGCGCGTGGATGGCGGACTTTCTCAAAGGCTGGTTCGGTTGGTCCGCGCAGGAGCGGGTGCGCGCTTGCTGGGATGGAGTGGAAGGTTATTTTGCCGGCTTGTGGGAATCATTGACTGGTCCGCTTCAAGGCGTAAGAGACCTGTTCCAGTCGTTATTCGGTTGGTCGCCAAAGGACCAGTTCACAGAAAACTGGGAACCACTTCTGGGGTGGTTCAGCGGTTTGTCGGCGAAACTTCAGGCTGTGATCGAACCCATCAGAGCGTTGCTGGATGGCAACCTTTCGGGGTTTGTCGCGACGATCACCGGCCACGTCGACAGTGTCACTGAGCAGAATGGCAAGCCAGGTGCGGACGGTGAAAATGGCCTGGCGCCTTCGTTCTTTCGCAGGAGCATCCAGAGCATGTCAGACACCTCAGTGTCGCCCGGCAATCTCCCGCAAAACGCCAGCGCCCTGATCCAGCAAAGCGCCGCCAACAACCGCACACAACTCGAAGGCGGCCTGACCGTGCGCTTCGAAAATGCGCCGGCGGGCCTGCGTACCGATCAGCCGCAAACCAATCAACCGGCGTTTGCGCTGAGTTCGCGCATTGGCTACCGCTCACTTTCTCTTGGAGGCTCCAATGAGTTGGCGTGACCGTTTGATGCCGGCGTCCTTTCGAGGTGTCGGATTCTGGATCGATCAGGCGAAAACCCCGGTCGGTAAAAAAGGCCAATTGCACGAATACCCACAACGCGATCTGCCGTATTTCGAAGGCCTTGGACAGCAGGCCAAGGTCCACGATCTGACGGCGTTCATCGTCGGCCCCGATTGCCTGGAGCAGCGTGACAAGCTGCTCAAAGCGCTGGAGCAGGGCAGTGGCGAGCTGGTTCACCCATGGTTGGGGCGCCTGCAGGTCAAGGTGGGTGAGTGCGACATGACTCACACCCGCCAGGACGGCGGGTTGGTGACTTTTGCCTTGAAGTTTTATCCCGACGAACCGGTGCCGTTTCCGAAGGCGGCGGTTAGCACGCAGAAGTTGTTGTTGGTGTCGGCGGACAGCCTGCTGGGCTCCGCGGTGAAACGTTTCGAAGACGCGATGACCTTGATCAAGGCTGCGCGGATCGGCATTACCAACCTGCGCAACAGCATCAAGGAGGCTTACGAGGTGATTCAGCAGCACCTTCAGCCGTTGATCGATGAGTACCAGCAGATCAGCGATCTGGTCAAAGCCGTCAAGGAGCTGCCCAAGGATGTGGCGGCGGAATTCAAGGGATTGATCGGCGACATCAACGAACTGAAGGACTTCGCCCGTGAAGGTTATCGTGGCGTGATTGCCAACGTCTCCCAACAGGTCGAAGCCATCAAGAAGGCTGACGCGCCGAAGCTGACCACCGGCAAAGACACCACCGCTGCGGCCCAGGCGCTGACCAATCTGGTGCAGGACACCTTGATTGTGCAAGTGGCCCAGTGGGTTGCGTCGATGCCGATTGCTTCGCAGGCAGTCAAGCGGGTCACCAATCTGCCGGTCGGGCATCAGGCTGTGCAACCGACCACGCACCAGGACGTTCCGGTGGTCGACGAATTGGAGGCGTTGCGTGCGGCACTTGAAGAGGTGTTCAAGCTGCCCGAGGCCAAGGCGGATCCGGCGCACTATCTGGTGATGAGCAATCTGCGCCAGGCGCTCCGGGCGCATTTGAAGGCGGTCGCGTCGTCTGGTGTTCGATTGGTCAGCAAGTCTTTCAAGCAAAGCCTTCCGGGGCTGGTCGTGATCTATCAGCAAAGTGGGGACGCCACGCGAATCGCTGAAGTACTACAGCGCAACGGCATTATTCATCCGGGGTTTCTCCCGCTGGACGACGTAAAAGTCCTGGAGGAATAGATCATGAACGAACTCGACAACAGCGTGTTGCTGACCGTTGATGGTCTGGAGTACGGCGGCTGGAAACGCGTTGAAATCACTGCAGACCTCGAGCGTCAGTTCCGCACTTTCAAACTCGACATCACTTGGCAATGGCCGGGGCAAACGGTCGACCGTCCGATACGTCCGGGTGCGCCCTGCCAGGTGCGAATCGGCTGCGATCTGGTGCTCAGTGGGTATGTGTTCAAGGCGCCGATCAGTTATGACGGGCGACTGATCAGCCTGAGCATCGAAGGCAGTTCGAAGACTCAGGACCTGGTGGACTGCGCGGCGATCAACACGCCCAACCAATGGCATCAGCAATCGCTACTGAGCATCGTCGAAGCGCTGGCCTCGCCTTATGCCGGGAAAGTGGTCAGTGAAATCCCGGAAACCGCGCGGCTCGGCAGTCACACGATCGTGCCGGGGGAAACGGTCTTTCAGTCGATCGACCGTTTGCTCACGTTGTTTCGGGTGTTTTCCACCGATGACGCTGAAGGTCGGGTCGTACTGGCCCGACCGGGCAGCGGTGGGCGAGCCGGCGATGTACTTGAGCTGGGCAAGAATATTCTGTCGGCCAACGCGCCGATGGACTTCAGCCAGGTGTTCTCCGAGTACCGGGTAATTGGCCAGCACAAGGGCGGCGACGAGAAGAACGGTGTGGCCGTGAGCGAAGTGTCCGGGGTTTCCACCGACCCGATTATCGGGCGTAAGCGGATCACCGTGATCAGCGAAAGCGCGCAATTGACCCCGGAACTGGCGCAGCAACGTGCCGATTGGGAAAGCGGTATTCGCGTCGGCAAGGCCGGTACCACGACCTATCGGGTACAAGGCTGGCGGCAGTCAAATGGTGATTTGTGGAAGCACAACACCTTGGTCCGGGTGATCGACAAAGTGTTGGGTTTCGACCACGACATGCTGATCTCCAAGGTGACGTACTCGTTGTCCGAACAGGGCTCGGTCACCACGCTGCAGGTGGCGCCGCCTTACACGTTCGATGCGCATCCGGTACCTCCCAAAACCTGACACCCCGCCAAGCCTCGCTCCTACAAGGTAATCAATATGAGCCTACTGACACGCCTCCTGGCGCGCGGCACTGTCGTGCTCGCCAATTCGGCCACCAAGTTGCAATCGCTGCAAATGCGCCTCACCGCCGGTGAAGTGAACGATGACATGGAGCACTTCGAACCCTACGGTTTCACTAGCAATCCACTGGCTGGCGCCGAAGGTATCGCCACCTTTTTGGGAGGGGACCGTTCCCATGCCATCGTGCTGGTGGTCGCCGACCGTCGCTATCGTCTCCAGTCCCTGTCCCCCGGTGAGGTCGCGATCTACACCGACGAAGGCGACAAGATTCACTTCAAGCGAGGTCGCGTGATCGACATTGAAACCGCGACCCTGAACATTCGCGCCAGTACCGCCGTGAACATCGATACACCGGTCATCAATCAGACCGGCAAGGTCGTTTCCACGGGCGATCAAATCGCTGGCGGTATCAGCCAGATCAAACACGTGCACGTCGGTGTACAGGCAGGTAACGGTCAGACCGGCGTGCCGGCAGGAGGTCAATGATGTTGATCAGTCAGAACCTCCACGCCGCCCTGACCCGTTCAGTGCTGATCAGTCTGTTCACCTGGCGCCGCGCCGCCGATGACGATGCCCTCGATGACGATGAGCGTTATGGCTGGTGGGGCGACACTTTTCCCACGGTGGCGGATGACCGTATCGGCTCGCGGTTGTGGCTGCTGCGCCGCGTCAAGTTGACCCGACAGACCCAGATGGACGCCGAGTTCTATGCCCGCGAAGCCTTGCGGTGGCTGATCGACGACGGTCATTGCAGCGCCATCGACCTCATCAGCGAACGCCTCGACGCCCAGCGCCTG